ATATAAAAGGGAGCCTAAGCTGATGGAGGAGATCGAGCTTCTCGACGGGGCAAGTGCAGAGTTTGATATGGATCTTGTCACAAAAGGACAACTCTCCCCGGTATTTTTCGGATCTGCCCTGACCAACTTTGGTGTGGAGACATTTTTACAGCATTTCTTAAAAATGACAAATGTCGGAAGACTTACTGCTTCCGGTTATTCCAAGATTGGAACAAGGATTCCAAGTGGACAGCAGAAAGCAGGTGACTTTCTCTTTTTTGGAAATCCAGTTACCCATTGTGCTATTTATATTGGCAATGGGTACATGATCGAAAGTAGAGGTGGCAGAAAAAACACTGCTGACAACCCTGGTATTGGAGTGGTAAAAAGTCTTGTAAGTCGGAGAAGTGATTTATCCTGCATCCGCAGAGTATGGGATGAAAAAAGCCCATCTTATGAAATAGGTAGAACCTATACTACTATGGTAGATCACTTACATGTACGATACAGTGTGTGGGGTCAGATCAAAGAGTATTCACAGCTGACAGTGGATGGAATGAGACACGCTTATTCAGATGGGTGCTTGAAAAAAGGAACCACAGTCACTGTAAAGGAAGTCAAAAAGGATGAGACAGGAGCAACATGGGTTAGGATCCCATCCGGTTGGATCTGTGCCATTACTTCAAAAGGAGATATATACCTATCATGACAGAAATAGTTTTGTACCATTTTTCAAAAAGAAAAAATTCTACAAAACGCCCTACAGGGCAGGGGACAGAAGTCCCCTGTCTTTTAAAATCTGCAACTACATTTCAAGGTCCTACGTTTATTTTACAAAGACCAATGAATGACATGCTACAATTTAACTATGCAAAGTGGGCTGACCACTATTATTTCATTGATTCTACTACTTCAATCAATGCGGGGCAAACTGAAATTAGTTGTACTGAGGACGTCTTGGCAACTTACAAAAATGAAATCGGTAATTATACCTGCTTCATTGAACGTTCAAACCATCAAGATCCTTTGCTTGATGATCCACTTTATTTACCCACTGAGGAGTGGCAGAAGCAGGACACTATAGTAGCACAGCCACTCAATGTATTTGTTAATGGCTATGCAGGAAACTATATCATGCGTATCGTAGGAGCGGCAGGAGTTGAAACTTACTATGTTACGGAAAAACAGTTAGGTTTGCTTGTGAGTTTCATGTATACGGCTGAAAACTTCCAAGAGTTGATTGATAACGCAACAACAAAGTTTCTTTTTGATCCTGCCAAATACATTATTGATCTCAAATGGTTACCCTTTCGTTCAAGTAATTTTATTTCAATGATGAATGCGATAAACCTTGGGTATTGGGATTCCGGTGTGCAAGCTTTATTGATTGGTGGTGCTTCAAATAGTCCGGTGGTGCATTTTTCCTACAATCTTGAACTGACTAATCCACTTTATTCTAATACAGATTTTCGCTTTTACAATGGTAATTTTAGTCGTTACTTTGTACAACTTCCTTGCATTGGAGTAGTTCCGGTAGATATTACAAAAACAAATAATGGTCAGTTATTAGCCGATTACTATTTCGATGCATATTCCGGAATATCTGATGTATGGCTAAAATCTGGAACTTCTGTAATTGGACACTATCAATGTCAGATGACAGTACCGGTAAACATAGCAGGTGCAAATATAAACATTGGAGATGGATTGATTGGTGGACTTTCCACCGTCTCGTCAGCTATGACAGGAAATGCACTCGGTGTATCTTCCGGTGTACTTAACACTATGCAATCCATTTTATCTCCGGAAGTCACAAGTATTGGTGCGGTTGGATCAGTGGGGGGGATTCTCAATAATCTTGATGCATCTGTAATCTGTTATACAAGAATGAGTACAGAGCCAAACGGTGCAAGTGAGGGTTATGCAGATGGAAACACTCGCAAGATTTCAACCTGTTCCGGCTATCTCAGATGCAGAAATGCATCCATAGAAATCAGCGGATTTACCGGAGATCAAGAAGCAGTAAACAACTACTTAAATAGTGGTTTTTATTATGAATAATGTTTTCACGTGAAACATATAGAAAGAGGTGAAAAATATGTGGGTTCCAATTGGATTTGATAAAATCAATATCATTTCAAATTACTTCCAACCGTCGGGAATCAAGGCAGACAGTCTATATACTGACACGTTTGACCGTATGCTGTATGAGAGAGTTTGTTCTATTTTCGATATAACATACAATGCAAATTTTGACATTGACTATTTTAAGTTTTGTCTGCTTGGTGGGGGATTTATTGCGATCACATATACTGATGCATATGGACTGATCGCTCAGTATCCTACAATCAGTGGATATGATATTTATTGCAAACCAACGTTTGCAAGCATTAACACATATGCTACCAATGCAAACATAAGCTTACAGGATTTAAAGATTGGTACAGATTGTAGCGTCATATATTTGCGTCCGTCCAGATGCGGGATATTTGACATTATCGGTTATTATAGTTATAAGCTGGCTCTGGTAGCTTCTGCTTTTGACATGAACGTGTTCAACAGCAAGTTAGCTTTTATGATAGCTGCCAAAAACAAAGCTGCTGCGAAAACATTAGAAAAAATCTATGACGAAGTGCAAGCAGGTAATCCGGCAGTTGCATATAACGCTTCAATCAAAGAGAATGAGAATGCAAACATGAGAGGAAAAAGTTCAGATCCTTTTGAGTTTTTCAATAAAGATTTGAAAAACAACTTTATTTCAAAAGAGTTAATTGATGTATTCGAGAAACTTCTTGACCAGTTTGACACAGAAGTCGGGATTCCGTCTGTCGGTTCTGATAAAAAAGAGCGTTTAAATGTTATGGAAACTGAAAAAAACGACATAGAATCTGTGACACGACTTACTACATGGTTAGAAACAATGCAATCAGGGATTGACATGGCAAACAGTCTTTATCCCGCTTTAAATCTGAACATAAAGATCAGAGACTATAAAAAGGCAGGTGTAACAAATGGGGATGTATAGAATTACAATAGCCGGACTTTATGAATATGATAATACCTTATTCGATCACATGATTTTTCCGGCAGAAGCTGACAAGCAGAATTTTATTGACAGTTTACTTTTATCCTATGGGGATTGCGAACCTCTCTATCCGGATTGTGATTTTATGAAACAGTCAGCTATTCCGGCATGGTCAAAAAAATGGAAGGATTCCATTAATCGGGTATTTCTTGCTTTAAAGAAAGAATATAATCCAATTGAGAACTATGACAGACAGGAGACTTGGACGGATTCACCAGACATTGAGCGAAACACTGTAACAGGTGGTAAAGACAAAAACACCTTACAGGCAGGTAGAGGGTCTGTTACGTCAAACACAGGAACTGACACTATGGAAGAAAAAGTGAGTGCTTTTGATTCAAGCACTTATCAGCCATCAAGGGAAGATACAACCACTTATGGAAATAGTACAAAAATGGAAACTTCCGGGCAGGATGTGAACGACATTGAATATGGGCGAACTGAAAAAAACACGGAAAAAGGGACTACAACTCACACTGGACAGATTCACGGAAACATAGGCGTGACAACCTCTCAGCAGATGATAGAAAGTGAATTACAGTTAAGGAAGCAATCGTTTATAGATTATTGTACCGGATTGTTTGCCAGTGACTTACTGATTCTGGTTTATTGATAGAAAGGAGAACACAATAATGATTAGTACGTACCCTCACAGTTCCATGCAAGACATGAATTTAGACTACGTCTTAAAAGTGGCAAAGCAGTCAGAAGAGGATCACAAAGAATGGTCAGACATAAAAGGGACTGCACAAAAACAGATTGATGATGCAATTAAAAAGTCACTAGATTCCGGAGAGATTGGAAAAGTAGTTGATGATGCCACGAAAAAAATCTTGACGGATGAAATTGAACCATTAAAAAGCACAGTAACCGAACAGGGTAAACTGATTTCTAATCTCGAAAAAAGAGACGGTTTATTTGATTTAAGTGGTAGAACTATCATTATCGGTGACAGCTACACAGTAGGATATACACCAGACGGAAACATTACTCCATGGACAGAACACTTTTTAGATTACTGTTCTATTGATAACGTAACTATCAAAAGCAATGGCGGTGCTTCTTTTTCAACTTCTAACAACTCATTCCTTATGCTTTTAAATCAGATTGATGCTGATCCATCTGTAAAGCAGATCTTAGTAGTTGGTGGATATAACGAGTTTGGTACTTATTCAGAAATTGAAAATGCGATCAACGCTTTCTATGGAGTAGCGCAAACACGTTTTCCGAACGCTAAAATTTTTGTAGCAATGGTCGCATGGTCAGCGGACAGCACACAATGGAACAGGTTTAAAATTGCAAAGAGTGTGTATAACACACAGCGGAAAAATTGGATCTATCTTAATGGAAGTGAATATATTTTACACGCTGACGGATTCATGGGGTCGGACGGTTTTCATCCAAACACGACCGGACAGGAACGACTCGCTACCTACCTTGCGGAAGCAGTAAAAACCGGGTCTTGTCATCCATCCTTTTATGACGTAAACGCTAACTTTGAATCAGGAGATTTTACAGCAACTCTGGGCTCTAGTTGGACGTTCGTTACAAACTACAGCGAAAATTCTAGTAATATCATCTGGAGTGATTATGTTTGTTTTCCAAACAGCGGTGAACTTGTTTGTGATGGTACAGAATACTATCTCGGACGTATCTATTCTACCAGTTTTATTGGAGATGGAAACGGGTATACCTGCTATCCTACGACTGTGATCGTAAAATCTGGATCCGATTTTTATCACATTCCGGCACAGTTTAATTTCCGAGCTAGGCAGATTTATCTTGCTTTGTATGACATTAGTGATGACAAACACAACTACAGAACTTTGACAAATGTAACACAGGTACAGATTCACAGAGGAACCATTACAATGTAATGTTTCACATGAAACAAAAAGGGATGCAAGTTTTTGCATCCCTTTTAACTATATAAAACTTCTTTTGTCTCAAACGGCAACGGTAACCCTGTTTCCTTATCATACGGGATTGTATGATTTAGTTCATACTCCGTATCGGATAAACGGATTGCACAACCGTACTCTATTTTGCACCCGTCAACAGTTATATTGTTAATTCCTTTGCTATAGAGGTATTCCGTTTTAAGTTTCCAACTTGGGTCTTTTTTCCAGTCGTTCGCACGGCGGTAGTTTCGACGATAAGTGAGACTATTGCTATATATGAATCCCTTTTCAAAGTTATTTATATTGTCATCTAGACAATACACTCCGTCTTTTGGAACTCCTGCAACGGTCTGTTTTAGTTTTCCATTTTCACGATAACAGTAACGCTTGCTACCCATAGTTTTAAACTCGCTGTAAATACCGTCAAACTCAGCAATTCCTAGCGTGTGTGATTCTCCATTAAAGAGTACCGTTCCAATTCCTCTCTCCTCTGATTTTTTCATGATTTTTTCGTTATACTCAGCAAGTTTTTTCCTATCCCAGTTTGTACCCTTAACGGAATCAGTGTCAGAATACATCCATATTTTGCAACACTTCCCAAGTTCGAATAACTCTGCCTGAGCATAAGCAGTGACCCATACTCCCCATTGATAAGGTAGAAAAGAATTTCTACTTTTGTAATACTTTTGTAACTTTTCCTCATATTCAGATTCAGTCAAAACATCATTCCATATTCCGGTTTCATAATCTTCTTCAAACATGGATTGAATCATCTTTTGTACCATCATTCCATAGATGCCGTTAAGTTCCCCTTTTGAAATCATATAAAGCACCGGGTCTGCATGTTTCAACGTGTTCTTATGTTCGAAAAGTTCTATCACATAATTAATAATCCAATCAGGCAAGTAGTCTTTCTTTGCACGTATGACGTTTGAAACGTCAGCCCATTCAAAGTCATAGGCTTCAAAGATAACTTGCAAATCCGGATCAGTAAACGGATAGATTACAAGATCTGCATTAACGATTTTACCGTTATCAAGATTCAATTCCATAGCTTTCTTTTTACTTATCTTATCTGCATCTGGAAACACGCAAACTTTTGCTTTATGAAATGCAAGGGGGGGCATAGGGTGATCTTTTTTCAAGCGTAGCTTTTTCAATCGTATATAGCCAGCAAAAGCATAATTTTCTTTTAGTTCCATGATATCCTGCAACGATAACTTTGTAGAAACAAAGTTTGTCATAGGAAACTTTTCATATACGATTCTGGAAGGGTAAGAACTTGTAAAATCGTAGCACTCCACCGGTTCAGTAATTAACTGATTGACATAGTAACGATTCGCATGGGTATAGCCCCCGTGATAGCAGGCTGTGAGCAACTCATACTGTTCTAAACTAAGTTGCATTGACATAAATTTCTTATGCCATTTCTTATCCTTGCGTGATCTTGATCTTGCTTGGTTACGGATAAAGCCTGTATTTGTCAATGGGGCAGTAGCAACAGTTACGTTTCTTTGAGATAAATAGAGCCGTAAAGCTTTACACAGGCAAATAGTATCAACACAGACATAAGCTAATTCCTTTACAGTACGCCCAGATTCAGGGGTTCTTTTCTTTTTATAGTCCCATGTACCAGTAGCTTTTTCAAGCGTCCCCATGTCCTTACAGAGACGTTCAAGAGTACGTTGTGTAAGTATAGCACTATCACGGATTTCAACACCAAAAGACTTCCATTGCATAAATACATACCTGTGAGTTTTAACAGCTAATTTGCGATCCGGAACACCAAACTTATCTAATAGATGATTACGTAAAAACATATAGTCATATGATAAGTTATGAATATAAAATCGCACTGTATGCTCTTTATCAGCATGAAGCGTGTCACAGATCCGGTCAATCGTATTGATCAGATCAGAAACATGGTTGCCATAGATACAAGAATCATCTTCTATAGTTATAGTCCAATCAGTAATCCATCCAATGTCTTCATTATCAGACACATAGGTCTCAGTGTCTACGGTTATGATTTTTTCATAAAAAGACTGATAATGTCCTGCATTACTTTTACGTATGAAATTACCGTCAAAAAGACGCATATAATCGTAGTCTTTAAATGATACCACTGGATATCCTGCTATAACCATTTTTTACCCCTTGTATTTATATTTTAATGCTTCTGCTTCTCCGGGGAACCCTAGTGACTTTGCTACGTCATCCGCTCTATCTATGTCTGTGCGGTCTCTGAACTCTTCTAATTTGCTGATTATTTCACTCATTGTATCACCGTCTCGCAAAGCTTTTCCAACGAACTCTACAGCCTGTTCAGAAGAGTATAAAAGACTTATAAGTTCAAAAGCATATGACTGAAAAAATGCACTCATTTCGCTTGTATCTTTGAATTCAAGACCATATTCAGACAACTTCTCACGTCTCTTTTTTATGATGGAATTCCATCCGGGGACCGTAGAACTTTTTTCTTTAAGCACATCTTGCATCATCTTCACTTGCTTTCGCATGGAAGATAACTGCATATATAGGACGTTACGATCACTGTAATCAAACTTTATTTTTTCTCGTATTCTTTTCTTATAGCCAAACTTTTTAAGGATTACATTGTAATCCGCGTATGCACCACCGGATTCAGAAGTGAATCCTGCTCTCTCTAAACGAACCATACGCTGATTTAGACGTTTAGCCAGACTTGTATAAAGTCTGGCTAATTCTTTTTCATTGAGTTTATATGGGTTTATTTCCTGCCCCTTGGTTGTGATTCTTTCTGTACCCTTTAAAGCCATTACTACTCCTTTCTGAACCTTGGTGCAATCCAATCATCAGACTGTTCAAAAGTACCATCCGGATAAACTTTTATACCTTTTACCCATCTAAGAAACATGGTTGGGCGTTTATAGCCGGACACTTTGAACTCACCCCAAAGTCCGTTGTAATCCATAAACTCTGTGACTGCATCCGCTCTCTTCTTTGCGTAATAATTATAAATTTCGTTAAGTTGTGTTTTACTTCTTTTCATTGTACATTCTCACCTTTCAAGAGGTTATTGAGTAGATTGATTACTCCCTTGTTTGTAGCCTCTTTATAGAATGAAATCTCTTTAAATGGCTTATAATAAATAACAGACCATTCCTTATAGCCTGTTAGGGATATTTCAACGAAATCTAAGAAACAGAGATAGTGTACACATAAATAATCACAATTTTCATATAATAATTCACATGTAAACCCTGTTTTTTCAAGATCACTAGTTAATTGTTTAAGGTTCATTGTACGTTTATTATAGTATTGGTTCTGCTTCATCTTTCTATCTCCTTAATGACTGTATTGATTGTTGCAACCTCATAATAGCAGTTTTGCATATAAAAGTCAACGGTTTTA